GTTGGAAATCCGGTTCCAGTATCGTTAGACGTTGCAATAGCGGCTTCTATTGCACTAGTACCTAGCGACACTTCTAGCTCATCTTCGAGAGACTTAACATCAGTGTATCGTTTAAGTCCGCCCTTAAATGACAAAGTAAAAACGTTATCACCGTTATGAATAGTTCCTACCTTTTGGCCTTTTTCTTCCAGGATCCAAAACTTACCTGGCATAATTGTTTTAGCGAACATTGGCGTACCTTGCGTTTAAATATGCGACGTGATCGTCTGGACGTTTTGCAATTTCTTGTAAATCCCACTTACCACAGAAACGTAAGAATTCTACTCCTACTTGCTTCTTGGCATCTTTTGTAATAGCGTCATTAACTGTAGTATCTAATGCTTGCTTAATGTCATCAGGCTGACAAGTAAGATCAATTAAATGCTTGTTGGCTTCGTAGCGATCGCGGACGCGATGTTCCTTGCCTTCGTGGTCAGTCCAACGCTGAAGCATGAGATTGTTCCAGTTGTATCCTTTGTCATTGCGGTCGGCAAAGGCTTCACGGAGACCAACTTTATTCTTTGTGCCTTTCTCACGTACTCCCGGATAAGCACTAAAGATGTTGTCGGAGGAGTCGCCACGCATACACTTCTCAAAGAGTAGCCATTGTGGGTCCGGCGCGGCTTTTGCAAGTTTAGTTTTCTTATCAATGATAGGCTTACCTTTGTCATCAACAAACCCTTCTAGACTGATAGTCTGTTTAGCAATACCGTTATAGATACGAACGTTTGGTGCTAGCAGTTGATAAAAGTCGCTGTCACTAGATACAATAACATGCTGATGATCTGGATGTGTTTGAATCCAACGTGCAATGAAGTCATCTGCTTCGCAACGTTCATGACGTAGCACAGTACAGTTAGTCTTGTCAGTTAAGAAAGCCTTGAATTGATCAAATGCTTCCCAGAACATTTTATCTTCTTCAGCTTCCTTTTCAGTTAGTGCGGCACGTGCCGCGGCACGATTAGCCTTGTAGTTAGTATCTACATCCTTACGCCAGCTACGACCTTCGAAGCAGAAAATAACATGGCTACCGTTAAAGTCGCGCCATACCTTATTAATACTAGCAAACATAATGTGGTATGCCATGCCTACTTTAGTTTCAGCATCATCACCACGAACAACGTGCCGAGCACGGAAAAACATATTACTTGCGTCGACTAGAATGTCTGTCATTTTTTAGCTCGTTTCTTTGGTAGTAGCTCTGCATCTGCTACAAATTTATCTTCTTCAATTACTGAACGTGCAATACCGTTACACAAGTCGTTGAACCATTGATCGACCATCTCGTCAGCAGTACGGCCTGTATAACCTGCATTAGCTAACATTGTAACAAAATGATCGTTCCAGTCAAGTTCAAAGTAACCTTCTGCTGGATTAGCAGGATCTACTTCTACCTTAATGACTTTAACCCACGGTTTGCCTTCTTTAGTAGCAGAGTCTTTTTCAATTTGAGATTCTTCTTTCTTCTTAAGAAGACGGCTCATCTTTTCTAATAGTTTTTTAATCATACGTTATTCTAACACAAAATAGAGAAAGACGTCAAGAGGCTTATTGCCAATTGACGCCTTCTGGTGCATTACTTACCGATTTGCATTAGTGTTTTAGTGTCGCCACCTAGCACAGTAGTAGGAAGTTTACCATCCCACTTTTCAATCCATTGTAGTTGTACATAGGACTGACCACCTTGGCTTTGAATAGCACTAGCTTGGATAGCAATAGCTTTCGCTTCGCCTTCGGCTTGTGCAATACGGCTTGCGGCTTCTACTTTAACACGTTCCAAATCTTGCTCAGCTTTGAGTTTAGCTTGAGTAGCAGTTACCTTAGCTTCAATCGCATCTTGATAGTTCTTACTGAAACCAAAGTTCACAAGGCTTACGTTAGTAATAGCAATATCAAAAGGTGCAACCTTATCTTTGATATGTTGGGTAATGTTTGCACTAACTTCGTCACGCTTAGTAATAAGCTCTTCAGAGTTGTACTTGGCGGTAACTGCCTTAAAGGATTCATTGATAGCAGGACCAAGAACCTTTTCGTCTACGTTCAGGCCAAATTCTTTATAAATGTGCGGAACTTTAGCACCGCTAAGGCGGAAGTTTACTACAATGTCAGTATGTACTTGCTGTAGGTCTTTTGTACCTGCGTTTGCATTTTTAAGCTCTGCTCGCTGTAGACGTACATCTACATTACGTACACTAGAAATAGGATTAACTAGTTGAGCACCTTCAGGCAATGCCTCCGGATTAATCTTACCTAGGGTTACTTGTACACCAACATGGCCGCCGGGTACTACAGTAAAAGATTCAAAGCCCAGCCATAGTAGCAATGGTAGGACTGCGGCAATAGTTACAAGGGACTTATTGATCGGCTCTCGATTTACTTTTGCAAAGGCAATAGTAGCGCCGACAGCCATAAGAGTTACCAGGATGGTAAGGATAAGAGTGAACATTGTGTTCCTTTCAGTTAGTTAAGGTTAGTAGTGTAGCAAAATTAGATTTTTGAGTCAAGCATTAGCTCAACCAAAGGATCTTCATCGCCGCCAAATCCGTATGTTACATGGTACTCTTTATTAGTATAAAAGTACACATCTGTCCAAGTACGCTGATTGTTAGATTGGCTGTAGGGTTCTAGCATTGCAAAGATTAACAGGAGATGCTTGCGTTCGTCTCCTGTGATAGTTTCGGTTTCGGGGCCCATGACTTTGCGTATAAATGCACGAGCTTCTTCTGGAGTCATTTTATTAACGTAGTCGCTTATCGTCTTAGATGCCATAGTAAGAATTCTTCCTTGTCTATCCAATAGTGATCATACACTGGCTCACCCGGGCCAGTGATTATTCTAACTCCGTGGTACGCAGGCTTAAACCAAAGCCGCTGTCCTGTTAAAAAGCATCGCTTAGGAATGACAGGGACTTTCAACTTCCAGTTTTTAACTCGTTGTAATCCCCAGTCTTCGGACGGCGGCGATTGTTGCACTTCGTCGCTCATTCTGCTCAGCCCCATTTTACGTTTGCTGACAAAGCCACTCATTAAGTACCCCACTCGTTTTTAAAGAGTGGAACTTGTAGACGATCACTATAACGAAGACCGTTCTTCATTGCTAGTTCTGCTACACGACGATTGTTTAATGTATAAACACTTTCAACACCACCCACTGGCATCAAGTAGCAAGGGCCGCTAAAGCCTTCTGCACGATAAATGTCTAGTGTTTCTAATGCTTCTTCTGCATCTTCTTCTGTTGCAACAACAAACTTTAAGTATGTGTAACCAAAGTCTTCGTAACTGCAAACAATGTCCGGACGAATAGCTTCTTCACGTGCTTCACCTGAGCAACTTAGTTTAGCACTTACACTAAATGTAACTTCACGATCTAAGAAGCCTTCTTGTTCCCACTTCCAGTCAACTAGATACTTGCCGAACTCTTTAGAAATCTCTTGAGTACCGTTAGTCTCAAAAGTAATCTCCTTAAGATTCTTCATCTTAGGATGCTTTAGTAAATCAGGATATGCACGTTGCCATCCTAGTAACGGCTCGCCACCTGTAATTACGAGATGTTCGTCCCGCCATTCTTTGTAAGGTAACGTATCCACAATAGCATCGGCAATCGCATCAGTAGATAGAAGGGGAGATAGATGCTTAAAGCGAGGATCCCAAGAAGCGTAACTATCACAACCTGTAGAAACCAAAGGAAGCGATTTGTACTCGGTGTACTTAGTAGCGTCAATATTTTCTGCCTCATTACTTAGTTCTCCTTTGGGCATACCAAAGCCCGCACATTTGAAGTTACAACCAAAGGTACGTAAGAACACGGATGGTACACCCATGAAACGTCCTTCACCCTGAATGCTGTAAAACAGCTCTGCAATTTTAATTTTACTCATACGAAATCATCCTCATATTCTTTCCAACGCCAGCCTATCTTAGCGAAGTCCTCTGATACTTCTCCGGCAACATAACCTTCTGACTGGTAGTTATTTTTAATGTGTAAGTACTCTTCTTGTTCTTCTCTAGTAAGGTTAGAAAACTCTTCGTCGCTTAAACTACCTTTAATACCGGAGCAGTACCAATCCATATAGTCGCCGCCTTGGTCTTCTATTTCGGCAACAAAGCCTCCCGCCCAACGCCAGCTACATGACCATTCGTTTTTACCAGATAGCACTGGAAGAAATTCTGTAGTCTTGTACCAAATAATGTTGCATAGTGCGGCATATACATTTTGTGCATAGGCTTTGTTCGTACGAATCTTCTCAACAATCCAAGGAGTGTTGCGAATGTCCTCGGCCAAATCTACACTTTCAACTATTTCCATGATCTGATTGTACACTAGATTCTATTTGTTTGTCAACACCAAATTTTGGTGCCCACATCTTTTGGCAAGCATCTATAACTTGCTGATTCTTAATATACATCCGATCTACAATAGCCAATTGGTTAACGAACCATTCTTCTGTAAGTGTAGCAGGAGTTGGATCGGGCAAATGGATTTTGGCAGATGAGTCTGAACCTTCTCTAACGATAGCAATGTTATTCTTAGAAAGCATACGTACCATTTTAGTGTTGTATGATAGACAATACATATACACCCAGTTGTATCCTCGGTTCTGACACCATCGTAAACTATGTAAAAGAATCTTGTTACCTAGGCCGTGTTGCTGATGTTCGGTCACTACACTTAAACCAATCTCAGCACCGTCGTGCATTAACCCTACATGTGCCACTGCTACAATAGTTCCATGCAAATCTCTAATAGTGAACAAGTGATGCCTGTGATCTTCTTCCTTGCACTTAGTAATAAACATGTCCATTGCTGTTTCGTTGATAGCGTAACCGAAACGACAACATAGACTTTGCTCGTCTAAACTCATCAAGTGTTCTTTATACTTTTCCCATTTCTTTGGACCTTTAAGTTCTGCAGGGTTAGTAAAGAGTTCAGTTACCATTTTTTGTAATTACCTCTACCAGGTATAACATTACGTACACCGCCAATTGGATCTTCGCAATCACCTTCTGTTCTAGGGATTACATGAATGTGAGGCCAGTTAACTGTTTGTCCTGCTACCTTACCATAGTTCATGCCTACGTTGAATCCTTGCCATTTACCAGTGTCAACTTGATTACGGCCGTAACGGACAGCATCTTCAAAGGCATCTCGTAGAACTCCCATGGTATTGTATTTAGGTACAAACAACAAATGCCCTTCGCTTACCGGATACTTGTCTTTATATACTAATACGTGATAGTCTTCGTCTACTAGCTCGGTCCATGGGGCTTCGCTATCCTCAATTCCATTAGGAATGTTTTTATAAATGTGATCAACGTTGGTCATTTAAGATTGGGCTGTATCTTGCGACAAAAGCCCCCACTAAGCAACTAAATTCATCTTTAGTCTTTTCGTTAACAAAGGAGACCCACTCCTCGTTATTTCGTTGTTCTAGCCCTACAACTTTAAATGTTCTGTCTACACTAGACCAACGACTCCCTATTTTAATATTTGTAATCATCGTGTCATACTCTTAGGTAAGTTTTCTTCTTTGATATAAAACTCTAAACCTGCTAAAGAGCCGACATACGCATTGTTTCTGTAACCTAAAGAAATCTTTACATTGGCTACACTAACTTCCATATATTGTTTTGGTCTAAAGTTTAGTACCCATGCTTCTACGGTCTTGCTTTTATCTGTACAATGTAATTTAATTGGCTTATCCATTACGCTCTCCACCATGTTTCGTATGGAAACTCGATCCATACATCTTCTTCTGCTTTGTTAACATCTACTGCCCAATAGTCCATACGAACATTTGCCTTGCTTGCGGCGTTATCTACAATTACTGCAAAGCGAACGTTATTATTCCAGACATCGTTCCATTCACTGTCGTTTGGAAAACAACCTGACTTCCAATCATCTAGAATCCAGTTGATAGTTGCGCCAGTGTCATTGATGTCGTCTACAATAAGTATCTTCTTCTTAAGCATTTCAATATGCTTGTGTCCGCCGTACTTTTCTTTTTCTTCTAAAGGCACAACACCTAGTGCATCTTCGGCCATCCATAGATTAGACTCTGGCCCGAATGTACTGTCACGTAAACTTACGTTTAGCGTATACATGGGAATGTCAAAGTAATGGCTTAACATTGTTGCCGCAGTTAACCCGCCTCTAGTTAAACCTACAATATAGTCGGGCTTCCATTGACTAATGCTAATTTGTCTTGCAAGTTCTGCAACCTTGTAGTTATAGTCATCCCATGTAAACGTCTTCTTTTTCATATTAACCCTTTAGTTTTTTAATTAACATATCGTGTGCGGCTTCTGCTAATGCTGGATTGCGTTTAGCAAATTCTTCATCAGATGCAACAGCAACTAATAGCGACTTCATAAGTGTAATCATTTCTGCTAGTTCGTCTACGTTTATTTTATTCTTCTCTGTAGATATGATAGGAACTTCGCCATCAATGTCTAGACTTAGTTTAGGTTTAGGTATAGTGTAAGTTCCGTTATATGATCCTGCTCCTATACCTAAATTCCCGCTAATAGTAGTATTACCTGTTACAGAATAGGTAGTGTTCCATGTGTTAACTCCTGTGCCATTCCAGTTAAAAGTTGATCCTGCTCCGCCGATGCTACCGTTCGCAATGGTTACATTACTTACATATCCACTAGAACCTGTTGCACCGACACTACTCATTGTCGAGTTGAGTACATCGTCATCAATACTAATTACATCATCATTGTAAATTGTCGTTATTGTTGAGTTTGCCATTTGTATTTTTAGTAGGCGTATGTTCTTCTAGAACACCTAGCACTACTATATAAAAGAAAATCATACTGCATCCTAGTATGACGTATTTCATAAACAACGGTACAACTTGAAGTACAGTTGATGCACCTATACCTAACACTAACAACATTATAGTGATCATTAATGCAAGTAATCTATTCATGGAATCATTTGTCCTTTAGTTGTTTAATCATCTCTGCTTCTACTACTCGTTGTCTTAGTTCTGTTGTACTAAAACTGTGTTGCCTAGTATTGAAATACAATTCAATACCTCGCATAACACATTCTTGCCTACCAGTGAAATCTGTATGTTCGTATTCTGACCCTAGTATTCTAACATCAATAGGATAAGAAAGCAAGATGTCAACTAGGTCTTCTTCTGTGGCATACACTACAATTTCATCAACATACTTACAAGCTTCTAATTGAACAAAGCGTTCAAATATACTTTGGATTGGCTTATTCTTTTTTGGACGATCAATAGTTGGATCAGTTTGTAGTCCTACTATTAGATAGTCGCATTGTTCTTTAGCCTCTTTAAGCATCATAATATGACCTGCATGAAACAAGTCAAATGAACTGCAAGTAAATCCTTTTTTCATAGATGATCGATGTGTTGTACTACTCGCCACAGGCTTATTCCTTGTGTAATCTCTTTGCTTTTATTAGAGTCTACATAAGATATGCGGACTTCTACACCCGCATTATCTAACTCTTTCATTAGCTCATTAACTTCGTTAATCTTGTCTTTGAGCGTTTGTACAGTTTCAGATACGTTACTCATTTTATGCTGTAAGGAAAGAAGTCAGGAACATTAGTCCATGGCCCCCATTCCTTAACTTTCCAGTAATCATTGTTCGTAGGATTGATAGCACTATAGTCGGTGGCTTCTTTTTGTACTCGGTACTGTAAAACTCTTTCACCGTCGAATACATACCAGCGTAGTTCAATCATTTGCGTAAGCACTCCATGAAGACAATCTTTCCTAAAGACTCGCTAAAGTCTTCAGTGTCATTAATAATGTGTAGTGACTCTTCGTGATTATCAGTACGTTCGTTGTATACTTGAAATTTTACAATATGACCGCCTGATGCTTTATGTACTGTAAAATTCATTCCGTCCCTGCCAGAAGTAAAGTTTCTGCTAGGAACAGCAAGATTCTTTGAAAGCGAACCAATTACACTACCAGTATCACTTTCTTGATAATGACGTTTACCTTCTTGGGACCACTTATATACTATCTTTTTTAGCCACTTCATTTTTGTCACCTAATTGTTTAGCATCATGCTCTGCTAACTTAATACGATATTCGTCTTCAGTTAGTCCGTGCCAACCGATACACTTACCAGTTGGACTGCGACCGCAACCACAGCGGCCGATATCTTCTTTGTTTGTTTTAACTCGTGTTTGCATATTAGTCGTCGTTCTTTACACCAAAAAGTTGTAACAAGTTTAGGAACAAGTTAATAAAGTCTAAGTACAATGTAATTGCACCCATGATCTCTGTACCTACATCACTGTCGTAAGTTACCATCTCGCGAATTTGCTGTGTGTCATAAGCAGTAAGTCCAAGGAAGATAATAATAGCGATTGCGCTAATAACCATCTGTGCAACTGTACTACCAATGAAGATGTTAATAATGCTGGCAATAATAATAGCAATCAACCCTACAATGCACCATTTGCCGATACTGTCTAGGCTTTGCTTAGTAAAGTAACCATACATGCTCATAACTCCAAATAGTACTGCGGCTCCCATGAAGGCACCAAAGATACTACCTAAAGTATAAATTACAAAAATGATTGCAAAGCTCAAACCCATTAGACCTGCAAAGGCATGTAGTGTAAGCACTTTGCCAAATGTACCAATACCAGAGTTAAGTAGAACTGGTACAAGGAAAACAAATACTAGTGGTGCAAAAAGCACAACCCATTTCATAGCACCACTGAAGAAGAAAGTAACTAGTTCGTGATTTGTTCCTACTAGCATACTAACAATCATTGATGTTAATACTGCAAGACCCATGTGCATATACACACGACTCATTGCTTCGTTAATTTGACTGGCTGTACGTGACAGTCCGTTGTCCATATCTAAAGTACTCATGCTTTCTCCTTGCGTTTACGTTTAGGTTTCTCTTGCTTACCTTCTACACTTGCGATTGCTTTTTGAACATCTCGCATAAGTGCTTCGTCATCCCATTCAAGTTCAGTACGACCGTCTGGGTAAGTTGTTACAGTAAGGTGACTACCTTTAACAACTGTTGCTTCTTCAGTTTTCTTTTTACGTGTTGCCATAATTACCTCGGTGCAAATTCTTGTTGCATTTTAATGTTATCAAAGAACTCTTTCTTTGTACCTGCATCATCTTTAAACGCACCCTTCAATACTGTAGTTTGCGTTAAAGAACTATGTGCCATAATGCCACGATTCTCGCAACATCCATGAGTTGCTTGAATGTAAACGCCTAGGTCTTTGGCTCCTGTGGCTTTAGCGATTTCTCTAGCAATGTCATTAGCCAGTTCCTCTTGAAGTGTACCACGACGAGCGCACCACTGAGCAATACGAGTGTACTTGCTAAGACCAATGAGCTTTTCAGCGGCAATAATACCAATATAAGCAACGCCACTGACAGGCTGATGATGATGTGAACACATAGAACGAAGCTCACTACGAACGACCAACATGCCTTCGTATCTATCTTCCGAATCATTTGGGAAAGCTGTTGCATCAGGTGCTGGGTCATAACGGCCACTCATAATTTCGTTGAAGTACATTTTTGCTAAACGTTTAGCAGTACCATGTGAGTTAGGATCAGTATCGCGATCAATTAGCAACGTGTCTAGCACTTGTTCAAATGCCGCAGTTGCTTCTGCGATTAGGATTTGTTTTTGTTCTTCAGTGACATACTCAGAAATGTTGTCACCTGCCCAGAATCGTTTTCCGTCTAGGCGCATTTTTTGACGAATAGCTTGCGCTAAGTTTTTTTCACTCAATTTTAATCTCCGATGTTAAGGCAGAGGATTGCCATACAGAACTATTCTGTACAAGTGTATTTAGATCTTTTATCTAATTTTGTCATTTTTTACAACGACTTGTTCTAGTACAGAAAGCTCGACATTGCGTGCCTTAGCTAGAGACATTATAGCACTAATGTCCTTAGGAAAACAAGCACCTCCATAACCAAATTTGCCATCTGGTCCTGGGACTTCTGTATGACCTATTCCAATCCTGCTGTCTAAGCCGCAACATAGCTGTACAGCCTTCCAATCGACACCTATTGAATCGGCAAGAGTCTTAAACTCATTCATCCAAATAACTTTACTAGCAAGAAAAGTGTTAGCAAGATATTTGTACAATGAAGCCGTTTCAATGTTAGTGTGTAAGGATTTAGTTGGACTATAAGTTCCTTGGGTTAATACTTGTTCTGCAATAGCAGTCCACTTAGGGTCGCCACCGTATATAGCAAACGTACTATTTGCATAGTCTTCATTTGCGCTACTTGCACGTAAGAACTCAGGAACATGAACTAGATTGTTATATCTAGCTTGCATTGATTTGTAAAAGTCAGGTGTAGCAGTAGACTTAGAGATGATAACACCTTTAAACTCTGTACCTTCGTTTAATTTGTCTAATGTAGTATGAATGGTACTAGTATTACAGCTACCGTCATAACGTACAGGTGTCGGAACACAAATTACAACCGCATCGCAGTTTTTAACTTCCTCGAATGAAGAGTCGTACTGTCTTATAAATGGGTCGTAACAAACTGTAAGTTCTGATGGTAGGCTAGATGCAATAGCACCACCAACATACCCCATGCCGATGATGCCTACCTTCATGCCAAGATGTTTTCGATTAGTTTGTTTGCACTAAAGAATACATGTCCTAGAACAGATTCTGCCGCAAGTATATCTTTAGTTAACTCGCCTTCGTCGAACTTTTGCATCATCATACGAATATGGGCAACTAGTTTTTCCTTATGATGTAGATAACTATCCCAATCCGCAGTCCAATCGCTAGGGTACTTAAAGACATCTGCATACATTTCTGTATAGCTTAGTCTGTCTGGTACCAGCGGAATGGCTCCGACACATAATGCTTCGTAACAACTAATGCCAAGTGTTTCTTGCAAGTTAGCACTGAATACCATTTTACTCTGACTTAGCAGTTGATGGTATTCCTTTTTAGTTAAGTGTCTATCTTGACATACTACCCATTCAAACTCTGGCATTTCTTTAGCAAGGTCTCTAAAGATGTCAACTTGTTTTTCGGGAGCAATGCGATGTGGGAATAAGATAATGTTCTTTTTCTCTAAGGGCATGTCCCATGGCATACCAGATGCACTATCTGATTTGATAGTATCTTTAAGGTACTCCATAGGCCAGCCTGAACGGATTACTTTATTCGTTTCGCCTGCTCTGAATGCTTCTGTAGGACCTTGTTCGCCGAACAAGTTTCTGTAGAACATATCAATATGAAAGTCTGTAGCAAAGTAGTTATGATCGATAGCATGATAGAAGCTTTTCTCTGCATGACGCACCCAAGGTGCATCACCGATTAAGCGACCTAAGAAGTCTTGAGGATCATAACTGCCGGCGTGCCATAGAGCGTGAATCTTAACTGGGATTCTAAGAAGCTCGCTCATGTACTTCAAGTTTACAATTCCGGGATGCCAAGCATCAGTAAACAAGAAGTGATCATTAATAGCAACTGATCCGGCGCAAAAAAGCCTACTAATTTGCTCAACTTGGACAGACTTATATACATTAGTTCCCCCAAAGTTAAGAAATGCACCCGGAGTGGTTGCAGTAGGAATGTTTTTAGGACCAGAGATAACTTGGACATCAATTCCGTTCTCCTTTAGAAGTTTTGGTACGTGAGTCTGCCACTGCCCGGTGTATCTGGTATCGACAGCCTCAAGGTCGACGAGATACACTTTAGGCATTGAGCTTCTCCTTGATTTCAGGCCACTTGCTCTTGTAAACACCTACGTGAATCTTGAGCTTCTTAGGGCTACGGTCTTCTGTTAACTGTACGATAATATCGTATGTTACAGAGTTTTCTTTGTATTGCTCTTCTGGAATGCTCCAGCTATAGATGAGGTTACCATCTTGCAGGTCATTCAAGTATGCCGCAAACAAGTCGTTTACAAGGTAACCACTACCTTCAAACATTACACCATCATATGGCTCTGCAATCTTAAGTAGGTCGTACTTAATATTGTCCATGCTGATCAGTGACTTGTTCATGTGTTGTTTGTTGTTATAGCCATTTGATGAATGTGCCATTTTCGCCGTCCTCGCTTACTTCGATCCAGACACTACGTCCAGGATACTTTGTTGAGATTTGTTTATAAAGATCTTCCGCCATCATTTCACAGCTCTTATAGTCAAGCTGTACTGTTCCGGTGGAATAAAGGTTTTCTAACCAACGCTTGAATTGGATGAATTCAATGTCTCTATCATTGTGTACTACACTAATCCATACCTTAAAATGAAAGATATGTCTATGTGGATAACCAAGGAATGATACATCGTACTCGTCACCAGTTGCAAGATTTGGATCAGTTAGTGCGGCTGGGTATTTGTGAATACCTTCTTTTTGGAAGGTAACCCAGATCATTTTTTCTACTGGTTCTTTCATAGTTACTCGATAATTTGATCACGACCATACTGTGACCAATCAGTGAAACATAACCTACTTTGTAGATCGTGTAAGCTCATACACCACACACCTGGGTTAGTGGCTTTGAAATCTTTGTCATCGATCTTCACAGTAGCGTTATAGTTAAGAAGTTTAATGTAAGGAATCTTAACAGAAAGTTGTGGAATAAAATTATGATACTCGCACAGTGGTCCTTCTACTAAGTCCTCTACATACTTAACATCAAGATCTAAAGTACAAAGAATGTCTTTGTCCAAACATGCTTGCACCATAGTCTCCCATGGGCGCCATTGTTCCGCAGAACCATCAGTTGGAGCAAAACTTTGATTTGCGCCAAAGTAAATGTGCTCGCACTCAAAACGCTTGTAGTAGTCAAGTACTTTCTCTGCTGGATGTACACCTACAACAAACAACGTTCTTTTTCCGTATGCTGGTGTTGCTTCTACTTCAATACCTGCAAAGAAAGTAATGTTGTCTGCGGTACCTGTTGCGTAATCTCTATCCATTTTAATAGCACTTTCCGCCAAACCTGGCTGTTGATACTTCGTTTTCTAGTTGACTAATTCTAGTGTACAATCTTGCAATCTCTTCTGCAACAGGTAGTTCTCCATAATATGGGGAGAACATCTTAGTAAAGTCTTCGTTAGTCATGACGATCTTGTTGCCGTCTTCTTCTGTAACTAACCAGTTGCCTTGGGAAATCTTTTGATACTTACCGGTAGGGCTCATATAAATGTGCCCTACCTGGATGCCCATATAGTGATCCCAGTCTTCGCGAACTCCGTCAAGATCTTGACCTGTCCATTGTACTGCATCGACTACTCGAACATATTTCATTTTAGCATATCCTCAAGCAGTTGTTCGCTTTGCTCGATATCTTCATCACTGAAGCTATCGCTATCATTGTCGCTACCAGCAGTATCGACTTCGAACAAGTTACCAAAACCAGATACTGAACTCTTAAGAGTTTTCTTGCCGTTAAAGTCTGCAAGTAAGCCCTGTGCCTTATCCAACTCAGTATAAGGAGTTTGGCTACTAAAGACTTTGTCAACCAATGCACACATATAAAGGGTATTACGAGGAACCCATGATGAATACTCGTCTTGTCCTTTTTTAACTTTGTGCCAGTGATGTGGGTCTAGACTGGAGATTGCATTTGCTGTATCTGCAAGAGCGTTAGCACGTTGTACTGATTCAATGTGTTGATACACGTTATGACCCATCATTAAGAAGTATGAGAAGCTATCCCAGCTTGTCTTACCTTCCTTGCCTAGCTTGTTAAGCATACCAGGAGCATAATAACAAACATCGCCCATAGTCATACGTTCGCCAACTGGACTGCCCCATGGCCATGCGGCTTTGCTACCTGCTAGTGCCTTATTGTCAACAGCCTTGTCCATGATATAGCTAAAGCGATCATTTTGATGTACGTGCTGTGTATATACTTGACCGTGTGCAGTTGCAATGAATGGACTTGCACAGTCGAATGTAACCTTCATATTTTCATTTACATGCTTACGTAGGTTACGTTGTACTGCGGTTAGTACACATGCCCATTCTAGTTTACTTGTACCCAAGAAGTGAATTACATCACGACCTGGCTCAAGTAACTTGTCATCGCGGAGTTTAATTAAGCGGCGCAACATTAAGTCTGCATCACGCATATTGTTACCCCCCATCGCCCATCCTTCGAATGGGAAATGTTTTACAGCTTCATACCAAATTTCAGCATCAACGTTATTACCACCTTGTAGTACGTTTAGGAACTTAGTTTGATTCTTACGATGGCGTACAAAGAAATCGTTATTAAACAATGTACCTTGTAAGCAATCGTTGAAGTCTTTAAGTCCTGTGCGCTGTTGGTTAATAGGTGCGGCCGCCCAAGACGGGATATCAAGAATCATTGAGTAGTCAGCAGTATGTTCTAGCCAGTTAAGGATAGCCATACGTGTCTTATCAGCAGTACCTACATATCCTGCATCGCCTTGCTTTTCCCAGAAGCGTTGCCAGTCAAAGTTAATAACACCTTTACCAATCTGGAATCCGCCTGAGTCACCTAAGATCCAAGTCTTGCCTTTATCTCTCTTTTGTACCATTGCTTCTTGGACATCGCTTTTTGCAATATCTAATTGAGCATGGCCTGCAGAGTATAGCGCATGACTATAATGGAAGTACGCTTGTTCCTTGTTAAGAAAGTTCATACCCTCGATACCGTTTTCAAATTCGGCAGGGATACGATTCTTAGGAACAAATTCTTCCTGTTGTTGTTTGCTAATAAACGTATTGTAGAACCCAGAGATACTAGGCAAGAAGACAGCGTAGTCTTTGTTGCGTGGATCTAAATCTACTTTTGTTTTATGACTCATTGTTTTTCTTTGCCTCTTGTTCTTTTTGTTTATTGCGTAGAGTTTCTATTTCGTCCTTGAGAAGAAGTTTTTGCTTCTTTAAGGCATGTAGTTGCTCATCCTCGTAAACACCTGTTGCTTCTAGGCCATGGATCCTTTTGTCAAGTACCTTATGACCTTCTTCTAGATGTTTAATTCTGTTCTCGTACATAATAGCTCCTTCACTATCGTCGCTAAAGTCGTCTGTATAGTCGATTCTACTGGGAGAGAAATCATCCCAGTAGTTTGCAACAAAAATGTTAAGCATATCACTAAACGCAATGAAATCACGTTTATTGAAATAGTATCGTTCGTTTGCAATCTCAACGTAGGGAGTATTTGTCCCTGCCCACTTGACCCTGCACTCAATACCAGTGCTTAACTTTTTATACATTAACGTGTTAGCGCAGGTAGAATGTAGTTGTACAAGCCGATTCCTGTATCAACTGAAATTTGGCAAGCACCTTGATTACTAATGCTTACTGCACAAATGCCACTCATACCTAATTTTAGGATGCCGAGGAATTGTGTTAATGGGAATGTCAAACCATCACGTAGACCTGCACCTACGTTGTTGGCAAATGTACGTTTACCAAAGTGGCTACCACCAGAGTCGCTACCTAGGATAACCATTAGGTTACCACCTTCTTCTTTGAATGTAAACGTTGGCTCAATGCTACCATAGATACTAGCGGCTTGTGCTAGTTCTTGTACCTTAGCCTTAGTTGGTTCAAATGTTACGTCCCACTTGGCACCTTTGAACTTAACAGTTTCGATTTGAGCATCGACGATTTCTTTGCTCATTAAACGATACTTGTCTGAGTTACCGTCAGTATCTTTGAAGATGATGTGGTCAGGAACGTCTGTGCCGTTTCGCTGAGTTTTGGTAACTGATGCAGTAGCGCCTTCACGTGCGTACATATTACATACGCCGTTTAGGAAACCTAAGTTACCCATACCAAATTCGCCTACAAAGTCAACGGCTGGGTTATGCAACTTAGCGTTGATAACTACAGTCTTGTCCGGATCAATTGCCGCAATTTGAGTTTCTTCAGTTGTGCCAGTGATTTTTAAACAGTCAATGGTACCTAAACCTGCTGTCTGTTTAACGATGTCTACAATAATATCTTTCATGGAGTTCTCCTTGTGTGTCTATATTAGCATTTCTATTTAGATCGTGTCAAGCCTTTTGTCAGTTTATTCGAACAAAAGGTTGAATGTGTTATTCAGTTGGGTTGACTTTAGATCCCAACTTAACACGCCTAATAAGTTTTCTATCTTGTTATCGATGATAGCACCTTCCATTGCATCATTATCAAATGGTAGCTCTTTGAACCACTGAGGAAGTCTATGTTCATCAGTTGGATAAGCGATACTAGTCATTCCTAATGGATTGCTTTTAAGTTTGCATACGATAACTTTCATACCGTCCACAATGTCCATTGAGAATTGGTCGTTGTGGATCTTCTTTAAGCGGTTCCAGTTAATGGCGGCCAGGGCATGACCGATTCCGCACTTACCTGTCTTATTAAAGACCGCCGTGTGTTGTGTTAAGTTGTTAACACGCTTTGGCGTTCCTTTTTCCCATGCAGGTTTATTTTTGAATTCTTGTCGGAACTCTACAATTCGATCTAAGATTGATTGCTTATCTTTACCTACTAGTAAGTCCAACAAAATACTTTCTAAGAACTGTTGCATGTATTCAGGTGTATCAGCTCGCTTAAGGTCAAGACCCATAGCTTTGATTTCACCTGCTTCGCCGTTAGTATCTTTACGCTTACCTTCTTTATCGGTAATCAATACTGCATAACGCTTCTTAGTAATGTAAATGCCTTTTGATGCAACTACTTCTCGACCTGCTTTGATAACCTGTGCATACGTATTTGGTACATTAAATGCACGATTCATAAACGCAGGGAAGGTACTGTTAACTTCATCACTTACTTGATCGTATAGCTCAATAACCTTCTCAGGAGTCCAATCAAGTTTACCTTCTTTGATTTCCTTTTCAAACACAGGATACGCAGAGAAATAAGCAGAGTCAGTATCACCATAGATAATAGTTTTACCTACGTGATCATATTGACCTGTAAACATTTCATTGACTTGCGCGGCCATGTGTTTAGCAATCTGGCGACCAGTTAATGTAGTTGACTGACCTAGACGTTGATCGAAGAATCGGCTACCTGCGTTAAGTAACGCACCATAAGCAGAGTTCAAGTTAATCTTCTTAACTAGCTGTCGCTTATCCCAGAACTCGAACTCTTTTGGATCAGTAACTGACTTTGCTTTCTTTTGCAGATCCTTACGTTCTGCATACCAGCGTTCAAGTAGTCCAGGGATAACGCCCTTGGTGTCGTAAGTAAAGATAGTACCGTTGGCACTAACCATTAGACTTTGTCCACTAAGGAAAATCAAGTCATAGGCTTCCTTACCGCTCATTTGTTGACTGCGGCCGTTCTCCCAATCAATGATAACATCTTCGCCAATGTCTTGGTTCATAACAATGTCATACTCTAAACAAGCAAACTTACCTTCCCAACATTCAGCAAAGCCTTTACCACTAGCCATGCCATCTCTGATCATTGCTTTAGTTCTATCTTGTCGTAGCTGACCTACGATAGTTTCCGGGCTCATGTTAAGAGCACGAATAACAGATGGATATAGAGAGTTCAAGTCCATTGAACCAATCCATTCATGCAAGCCTTTCTTTGGATACGCAACATAAGCACCTGCGGCTTGTGTTTCGCCTTCCTTACCCCTTACCCGGTCAGGAACAATCAATCCACGGCTGTGTGCTTCATTAATAACAGCTTGGTCAGTAACAGCAACAGCACCCATTGTAGTGCGTAGCAATACAGTATTAGCATGAGCCAAAACGTTTACTAAATCAATGTACTGCAGCTTGTCGTCTAGTTTCTTTAACAGCAAAACGTCTTGTCTGTTATAAGCAATGAACTTTTCAAAGTCGTTGTTGTATAGTTGATCTAGTGTGCCTTCGTATTGAACCTTACGCTCACCTAGTTCAATTTCACCTACGTAGTCTAGTCGATAGGTATGAAGTTCATGATAAGTGTACTTCTGGTACAAGTCTAAGTAGTCAAGGTGAACTCGACCTACAAAGTCGTAAGTAACAGCAGTCTTACCAAACTTTTCATATTCACGTGCCTTAGGCTGATGATTCCATAAGCACCAACTACGATTATAGTCACGACCCATAATCTTAGTAATGCGATTGACCATGTAAGGTACGTCGAAGCCTTCACTGTTCCAGCCAGTAAAGATATCAGCATCTTCGATTAAGCCCAAGAACAACTCTAGCATCTCATGTTCTGTATTACACAAAACACAATTATCAAATCTAGCACAAATGGCTTCTGCGTCTGCTTGGTGCATTGCATCTGGTTTGATACAAAGTGTAATGAGACGATCTAGCCAACTTAGGTAGATAGTAATAGCTGTAATTGGGTTGAATGGGTCGCTAGGATCCGCAAAGCCTTTGTCTTTATTAAACGCAACCTCAATGTCAAAGAAGCATACATTTAGTACAGGATCTGTACCATTCATGTAGTTGTCTTCTAAACAACGAAATACTGGCTTCAAGTCGCTTTCGTATAAACGCTTGTGGCCGTAGATGCGCTTTTCTTTTTCAAATGCTTTGTGTGTGTTAACTGCAATACGGCTTAGAGGTTCGCCGTAAATGCTAGTGTACTTGCCTTTTGGATCTTGATAGTAGAAAACATATTTGGCAGGAAAGTCTCTATACTTTCTCTGTCCATTTACACGTTCTACTACATGAATAAGGTCTTTTTCTTTATTGTAAATTGCGTCAACGTAACTCAATTGATTAGCATCCTGATTAAACCAACAGTATCGATGGTAGTGAGTAGTATGTAATTAGCAAGCATACCAAAGCTACCACGAGTAAACGCCGCCCACCCGTACATTGCACAACCGGCAATCCATACAGGGTATAACATTAACAATGGTGGATTGGGCACAGTGATTGCCATGGTTAAACTACATCCGATAGATATAGCCCAAGCAAGAATCTCGACACAGAACCTAAAAGGCCATTCGTGATAATCTCGCTTGGCCCAGGCTACTGTATTACCAAACCAAGTTTTAAACGTAACGATCACAGAGTGTGACCTGCGGCTTCAAGAACTTCTTCTAGTTCAGCAAAGGCTGACTGTTCTTGTTGTAGTGCGTTTTTGTGTGCAATCTTGAGAGCCTTGTTAAGTGTAGCAGGCTTCATATCCATTTCTTCGGCGATTGCTTTAACTGTTTCTTTTAGACCTTCTTTAAGATCTTCCATTTCACGTAGAACACGTGAACCTTCGACAAATAGCTTCTTTAGCTTTGCGATATCTTCTGAGTTGAATGAACGACTTGGCATAGTGCCTCCTTATAAAATACTGTATTAGTATAATTTAGTAGCGGCACAAGGTCAAGTCACATATTACCAATCATTCCTTATTTGACAATTCGGACCTGGGTCCATCCAATAACCAATCGACTACCTTCAAAAGTATTTCGGCTATTTTGAATCTTACTCTTAATAACATTTGTATTTGTGCTCCTAAAAAAGAAATAACCCACATTGTGGGTTACTCCTGTTTGATTGTTGTAGTAGTGTCTGTGTTATTCTTCATCGTCGTCCATGCCGCCATTGTCGGCGTACTCTTGGAGTTCCTCGATTAGATCTTTTAAGCTGGTATTCATACGATCACTATAACCATATCCACCAATCAAAGTTTTGAAGTGGGCAAATGTATAGCTTTCTAAATAGCGATACTTGCGAGGCATGTGTCTACGTACTAGTTGCTCAATGGCTTCTAAACTGTTCATCATGTCTTCGGTGTATTGTTCAATCTCTGCGGCCAAAGCGTTTGCTTCTTCTGGAGATCCTTCGAACTCATCGCTTTCGGTTACAGGTTGTTGTGTAGAGTGTTTGGCAACCAAATCTCTAAATTTATAAATGTCGTTGTTACCGCTCATTATACTTCGTCCGGTGTTTCAAATAGATCAGCTTCTGCTGTTCTACGCTTAGTTAAACCTGCTAACTCGCGACCACCGGCCTTGTTCCATTTTAGGAAGTTCTCACGGCATAAGTGGAACTGTTCGCTGTTAACCATTTTTAGTAATGTTGAGCTACGTAATGCACCTAAGCCTACGTTGTATGCAAAACATACTAGTGCGTCAAATTGGTTTTGTGTAATACCAACTTTAACTAGTTTGTCTACGCCATGGCTGAACTCTGCTAGTTCTTGTGCAAATAAAATGTTTGCATCTTCTAGTGTACATTCGTCGCCATCTTGTACAGGTGAACCGTCGGTCCACTTAGTGTTACCCCAACCAATAGTAGGTACATTAGCAGAACAACGATAGCTGTAAACTGTTTGTTCTAGATTATGTAAGTTAGTAACTGGTTTTGGTTTGATCTTACCATTAGCGGCAGAATTAGGAACGCTACTATAGCATCCTTCAAAGTGTTGAATTAGTGCAACTCCGTGTGGTCCGGCTTCCATCTGTATCCCCTTATTTAGATTCTTTAGTGTGAGCACCGTTGGAGAACATCTTGCTGGAAATCCAGTTTTCGCCCTCCCAGAAATCGTCATGCAATTCGCCTGCAATCTTTGGTCTATTCTTTTGTAACCATTGTTTAATCACAGGAATAGCATCACGCTTAGGATCTTTTGTTTTTTCGTAGAAACGTTTAAGTTCCGCATGTAGCTCAGGATCTGTTAGTCCTACTTTAGTAACGGCTTTGATGCTGTCGATACCATCAACTCCGACACCTACTGTACCCATAAGGATAAGGTGTCCTAGTCCAATAATATCAACTTTAGCCTTAGTAGGATTCCAGGCTCCGCCACCTGCGTCCCATTGTTCTGAAATAAATTCGTGTGCTCTCATAGTCTAGTATTTAGCCTAAATTTGGCTTAAACTCCGAAGGACGCACCGCAACCGCATGTATGCTTGACGTTAGGATTGTTAATAACAAACTGTGA